CAAAGATTCCCCAAGGAAGTACACAGGGTGATATCTGGATCAAGACAACTACACCAAACAGTGGTGCCAACTATGTTGTAAAGACATACAGCGCAACTACAGGTACTTGGGCAATTGTTACCGCTCCTTTCTACAATAACGATACTTTGGCAACGGCCGCCGCAAATGGCGCACCTACAACCAATTCTATCTACGTTATGTACGATATTGATAGTAATGATACGGCAACAACCGATCTTCGCATCTACAATGGTACAATTTGGACTGATTTGAGTTACGAAGCATCACCAACGACACCAACAACCGCACCAGCGGCTGGAACGTTGTGGTACAACAACCAAAATCAAGTTGATATCATGGTGACCGACAGTGAAGACTGGTATGGCTACCGTAATATCTACCCAAATACCGATTCAAACGGCGTTATTATTGCTGGTTCAGCTCCATTGACACAAAGTCTTGGTGGTGCATTGGTTGATAACGACATTTGGCTTGACTCATCAGATACTGAGAATTACCCAAGCTTGTACCGTTACACAGCGGCTTCGCAAACCTGGACTTTGATTGATAATACTGATCAAACGACAGAAAATGGTATCGTGTTCCTCGACGCACGTCAAGACAGTGGTCCTGCTTATGCTACTGCTGCTAGTGGTTATATCAACTATTCAACATTGACGCTTGATTTGGTCCATTCGAATTATGTTGACCCAGATGCGCCAGCTCCAACATTGTACCCACGTGGCACATTGCTGTTCAACACACGCTACAGTACATTGAATGTTAAGCAATGGCAGCCAAACTGGTTCTTGCCTGGTGGTTTTGATCCAAACACAAACTTTACGCTTCAAGCGTATAACGTTGGTGATTTTGCTGGTCAAACTGACTTAGCTCCGTACGAGTTTCCAGCTTTGACTACTGCTGGTCGTTGGGTTACTGCTTCTGGCAATGATGTTACCGGTGCCCCATTCATGGGACGTAAGGCGCAGCGTCAAATGATTGTGAAAGCTTTGGCTTCACAATTTGTAAGCAACCAAGACATCCGTTCTGAAATTGTTTACTTCAACTTGATCGCTTGTCCAGGATACACCGAATTGCTTAGCGATATGGTGTCATTGAATGTTGATTGTAAGGAAGTGGCGTTTATTATTGGTGATACCCCTGCGCGTCTATCGCCAGATGCGACAACTGTTGGTAACTGGGCAACCAATGCTAACAACGTTGCAACTGATGGTGATTCCGGTCTGGTAACACACGACTCCAACATTGGTCTTTACTACCCTTGGGGCTTCAGTACAAACGTAGATGGTTCAAATGTTGTGGTTCCACCATCAACAATTGCACTGTACACATATGCGTTTAACGATCAGATCGCTTATCCGTGGTTTGCTCCAGCTGGTTACACTCGTGGTTTGGTATCTAATGCAACATCAGTTGGTTACATTAATGCATCTGAAGAATACCAAACGGTTATTCTGAATCCAGGTCAACGTGACGTGCTGTATGAAAACAGCATTAATCCAATCGCGTACATTCCAGGACGTGGATTGGTCGTTTATGGTCAGAAGACCCTGAATCCAATCGCAGAAGCTACTGATCGAGTGAACGTTGCTCGTCTGTGTAACTACTTGCGTTACCAATTGGATTTGCTGGCTAAGCCATTCTTGTTTGAACAAAATGACTTGCAAACGCAAAGTGCTTTCCAGGTAACCTTGTCGCGTTTCTTGAGCGGTCTGGTTGGTCTACAAGCATTGACTGACTTTGCTGTTGTTTGTGATTCAAGTAATAACACGCCAGATCGCGTTGATGCTAACGAGTTGTGGGCTGATATTTTGATCCAGCCAGTTAAGTCGATTGAATTTATCTACTTACCAGTGCGTATCCTTAACACTGGTGCTACATTGTCCGCTTAATGGTCAAAGTAGTAAAATAACAAGCTCCGCCAATTGTAAAAGATTGGCGGAGCTTTTATCATTGGAATTATGAAACAAGAACGTAATTATAAAGTTCGGATACACAACGGTCCTTTTGGCGACAAAGTGTATTTGATAAACGCGGAAAATCACTACTTGGCGTATCAACGTTTTTGTGGTATTTTATTGAATAACGGTTATTATCATACAAGGGCTATGTGGCGATCATTAAGGGGAAAAGCCCCCACGCTATCACAAATACAAAAGTACGGACCCAAACGCCGTCCACAACGAATTACTCGAACCTATTTTTTCTTTCCAGCCAGTTGTGAACATGTTTTTGGTTCAGTACAACGTAGGACGCACGAAGCTGCAATTGAAATAACAAAATTAAAATAATATTGATTGGCAACCGATAGGTTGTTATATTGGTTATAGCTGCAAAGCTAGTTCGACGATAGGAGTTAAGTCTCCTGAACCCATAAAGTTTCCTCTTAGTGACTGGGTTACGCATAAGCAGTGCGTGCAAGGGTAAGACTCGGGTAGCTCCGAGAGAGAGTGAAACAAACATGATTTTACATGTTTAGTCGACTAGGATACGAAACCACACCAGTCTATCCGGCCAACCCGAACAGTTGCCCTATATGTACATATAGGGGTGGTGTGTTTCACTTATTCCTAATAGATATTCATCTATTAACAGCGTCTATATCGTTCTTCAATAAATACGAATTGGATATCCATTTCGGAGGAACGATATGTCTTCAACATTATCACGCTTTGGCGTGCCACTCGGCAGCGGTGCTGGCCGAGGCGGCCTTCTCCAGCCAAAGACTAAGTATAAATTCCGAGTTCGAGTAATTAACTTTGGACCACTGCAAGGTGGTCTTGAACTGACACAACAGGTCATGACTGTTGGTCGTCCTAAGGCTTCGCAAGAGCCTGTCAAGGTTGATTCATACAACTCAACAGCATATTTCGCAGGTAAGGCAGTATGGGAAACCATCAACCTTAAGGTGCGCGATGACATTACTAACTCAATGTCAACAATCGTCGGCTACCAACTGCAGAAGCAGATGAACCACTTTGACCAAACTAGTGCGGTCGCTGGTGTTAACTACAAGTTCAACATGTACATCGAGACTCTCGATGGCGGCGATGACACTGTGTTGGAACAGTGGTATCTGGAAGGCTGTTTCTTGTCAAGCACTGAATACGATGATTTCGATTACGCAAGTTCCGAAGTTATGGCTATTTCAATGACAATTCGCTATGACAATGCAACACAAAGCGGCGGTTTGATGCCAACAACAGTTCAATTGTTGACTGGTTCAATGATCGGTTAATTGAATGGCTGCTAATAAAACTGACCAATTCGGCAACCCGATTATTGTCGAACCAAATAACTATGCAGTAACGGCATTTGGTTTAGATACTCAGGCATTTAACGCATCGGCCAACAATTTTGCGGGGGCACCACGCCCCCGTTTTTTGTTTATGGTTCGATTTGTCCGCGCCAATGGTGCTGGCGGAAAAGCATGGACTAACGGTTTGACGTTTGCAGTTCGATCAGCCGATAGACCAAAACTTCAACCAACAGTTCAAGAGCTCAATCAATACAATAAAAAGAGATTGGTTCAAACAGGTATCAAATATAGTCCGGTCAAAATGTCGTTCTACGACACCACTGACGCATCAGTCATGCAAATGTGGAGCGAATACTCCAATTTCTATTTTGGTGACTTTCGTCAATCTACTGGTTCAAACTGGTCTTATGATATCACTGCCCCGCAATACGTTGGTGGTGCCAATGGTTTTGGTTTTTCACCACAACTAAACACTGATGTTGTTGCCAGTATTAATTCAACTGCCTATTTCTTCGATAAGATTGAATGCTATCAAGTATATGCTGGTGAATATGTTCAATATGATCTGATAAACCCAAAGATTTCGTCATTCGATCCTGACGGGTTTGACTACGAACACTCAGAAGCCCATGTGGTTGATATATCGTTCGAATATGAAGCGGTTATATATGCCAACGGTGGTGCTCCTGCATCTATTGCTAAGAATCCGGTTTTGAATCCGTTCTTCAAGAACTTACCAAACCAAGCATACGACCCGTTCACTATTCCCGGTTATACACCTGGATCAAATGCTCCTGGCGATTTCACCCAAAACCCAACTGGCACTGGCGCATCACTATTGGGCTTAGCTGCCACGTTCTTAGCCCCTGGTGGTAAGAATCTATTGAGTGGTGGAGTAAAGCAGATTGGTACTGGTGTACTTGGTGCATTTGGTACCGCAGTATTCGGCCAAAACAATCCATTGAGTAATACATTTTCTAATGCGCTTCCTGGTATTATGAATGGTTCATTCTCTGGTAAGAACGCAGCTTCTACCTTGCTTAGTGGCGTAGCTACAAATCCAAATGCGGCTCTTTCTGCTGCATCAACTTTGGGACAAAATACCATCCCGGCGTCGACATATAGTCAGTCTTATGGTGCGGTATCTCAATTCTTTGGAGCCAATACTCCAACGGCCACCAAACAAGCGGTTGCCGCTTCAGTTACTGCGACATCTATAGCGACTGGTACAGCTCCGGCCAATTTGGTATCGAATACTAGTTCAAACAGTGGTTATGGCTTTACCTCAGGACTGTCATTAGACTCGACAGCACTTGGTGTACTTAATCAAAATAGTCCTAGCAGTGCTCAAATCGGAGTTTTCACAACTAGTACCAATTCAGGTGGTAGTGGGCCTCCTTCCATGGATTCAACTATAGTATGACAAAATATAGCCAAGGCGAATGGCGCCCAACAAAACCAGAAAAATACATTGGTAAATATCCAATAGTATATCGATCAAGTTGGGAATTATCAGTATTCCGAGTATTGGATGCTCACCCAAGCGTAACGCAATGGGCCAGTGAAAGTATCTCTATTCCATACAAGCACCCATTAACTGGAAAGTGGCATTTCTACATTCCAGACTTAATGATTGTCTTTACTGATAAAACAGGCCAACGACGTGCTGAACTTGTTGAAATTAAACCAGCAAAAGAAACATACGTTGATCGAGCGAAGAGTAAGAAAGATCAAGCAACCTTGGCTGTCAATCAAGCCAAATGGGCATCTGCTATTGCTTGGTGCCATAAAAATGGCCTGACCTTTCGTGTTCTAACAGAAGATCAACTTTTTGGAAATAAAAAGAAATGAGTAAGAGCATCCAAGATGCGTTGGATCTCCCAACGCTTGAAAACTTGCTGCGAACATCAGCACCTGGTCCTGAGGTTCCAGAACCAGTAGTTAATGAGGATGGCGAAATAGATACTACCCCGCAAAATGCATTATCAGCTCAAGTTGGTGAGGCATTGGCCTCTAATCCACTAATTGATATTGATCACGAAGCAAAAGAAGCTAGAGATCATGAAGTTAGCATGGATAAGATGTATGACGAGACTATTCAACATAGCCGAGATCTTATGGATCTTGGTT